CAGAATTAATCTATGACGTTAAAAAAGACGTAGATAATCTTGTTGTGAAGGGCGACGCAACTGCTACCGAGAGAAACATTGCAGACAAGAACTATACTGGCTATTTTGTGGATGATCCTAAATTAGGCAAAGTGGCCGCAATCTTTGACCCTTATGACGTTGCCAAAACATATATGATCCCGATAGTCGCTGGATTAGGTGCTATGCGTTACGCTTCTGCGTTAAGGGATGTCGAGCAAGAGCAGAGTTCTAATTCGCCCCAGCCAGAAATCTAATCCTCTCTTCCAGATCCTCCATAAGCTGCATGATGCTTTCGCTACCGTGCCTGTCTGTATAGAGCAGCTCCTCCACGCTGTCCATTATTTGAGCGGTGATCTCTTCTGGGTCATCGGATTCAAACAAATCATAGACATTTGTCATTTTTCCTCCTATTGGCGAAATACGCCACATATTAGCCTTATTTACCACTAAGTATTGATTTTAGCCACATTGTGCTATAATCGCCAATAGGCCACCAGACCTATTCTGGGCATTTACCTTGAAGGGGCACAATATGAGCGAGCTGCAACCAGAAGACCGCTACGAGTACGATGACGCGGAAGACGTAACCGCCGAATCGGAGGTAGAAGAAACTGAAGACTCTGCGGAGGCGCGGGGTTCGGATTCAGCACCCGAGGCGGGGGAGACCCCAGAGAAAGAAATCAAGTTCAGCGAAGAGCAGCAACGCATATTTGATGAGGCTGTTGGAAAAAAGGTCTACAAGCTCCGCGAGAAGGAGCGTGAGGCTGAAGCCCTAAAGAGACAGCTTGAAGAATTAAGGTCGCGCATTCCTGAACAGAGACGCCCATCGGTTCCTGATATACCCGATGCCTTTGCTCTCTCAGATGAGGAGTATCGTCGGCAGTTATATCAGCGAGATGAGGCTCTCAAGCAAGCCATTGCTTATGACCAACGGCAGCAGTTTGTGCAACAGCAACAGACTCAGTTGGAACAGCAACGCTTGCAAAAGCAGCATGAAGTATTGACCGAGAAGATTCAGTCTTATTCAAAGCGAGCCACTAAGCTCGGGATTAAGGCAGAGGAACTTCAGGTAGCTGGTAACATGATTGCCCAGTTCGGCATTCAAGACGATGTAGCTAATTACATCCTTGAGGAAGATCAGGGGCCATTGATCACCACCTACCTATCAAAGAACCTCTTGGAATTGGAAAAGTTGCGCTCTATGACTCCGGCTGGTGCCGCTGTCTACATAGCAACCACGATCAAACAGAAGGCTGCCGCTCTTAAACCGAAGGTAAATAGCGCTCCTGATCCTTTGGAGCAACCACACGGCGCTGGTACTAGCCCTAAACCTAGAGGGCCGGTTGGCGCCACATTTGAATAGGTATAGGTGAAGAAATGGCTAATAATCTTAATAGTAACGTAACCCGAAAGGTTGCTCGTGTCTTCTTGGAAGCATTCGAGGCCAATCGAGTTCTGACCAAAACTGTCAACACTCAACTGTTGTCAGGTAAGTTCAACCCGTCAAGCGGCTCGACTGTAGACTTCAAGCGTCCGCACGACTACAACACAATCCGCACTGCTGGCGGTGATATCAGTGCTTCTACCAAGTCTGACATCATTGCAGGCAAGGCAACTGGTACTGTCCAGAACTACTTCACTGCCGCTACTGAGTGGGGCAATGTTGAAGAAGCTCTGCAACTGGATCAACTGGACCAGATCCTTGAGCCGATGGCTCGCCGTATCGTTACCGATATGGAACTGGATCTTGGCGCGTTTATGCGTAAGAACGCCTCTCTGAAGTACGGTACTCACGGCACTGTCGTGGATGCTTGGAGTGACGTTGCTGGCGCTGGCGCCCTGATGGATTCTGTTGGCGTTCCGATGAGCGACGACAAGTACTACATCATGAACCCGTTCACTACTACCAGCTTGGCTTCAGCTCAGAATGGTCTGACTGCTGCTGATGGTCTGGTACGCACTGCATGGGAAAAGGCTCAGATCTCTAGCAACTTCGGCGGCCTGATGGCTCTGACATCTAACGCCCTGTCTAGCTACACTTCTGGCTCTACTACTGACCGTGCTGGTGCGCTGGCTTCTACTCCTGATGCAACCTATGTAACTGCTAAGGACACCATGACTCAGGTTCTGTCTCTGAACAATCTGGGCACTGGTACAATCAAAGCAGGCGACATGGTTACTATCGCAGGCGTTTACCGTCTGAACGTAGCAACCCGCGAGCCGATCCTCGATGCCGCAGGCAACCAAGTTCTCTGGACTGGTACTGTGCTTGAGGACGTGACTATCGCTGGCAATGCCGCGACTATCACTGTATCTGGCGCTGCTATCTACGAAGCCAATGGTCAGTACAACAACGTAAGCGTAGCTCCGGCTAGCGGTGATGTTGTTACTATCTTGGGCGCTGCCTCTACTCTGTACCAGCCTAACCTGTTCTACACTAAGCAGGCATTCGGCATCGGTACTGTGAAGCTGCCTAAGCTGTACAGCACTGACACCATTGCTACTACCAGCGATGGCTTCTCCATCCGCGTATCCAAGTACGCAGACGGTGATGCAAACACCCAGAAGATTCGTTTCGATCTTCTGCCTGCATACGCTTGCTTCAACCCGCTCTTCGCGGGCCAAGGCTTCGGCGTATAATTGCTAAAATGAGGATGGGGGCTTCGGCCCCCTGAATCTTTATGGCGAAACCAGCGAAGGGAAAAGCAAAAGTTAAGGTCACAGCATCCGGCAAGAAGGTCTCCTACGGGCAGGCTGGAAATGCTGAGGATGGCGGGCCACGAGTACGCGCCGGAACAAGCAAGGGCGACTCTTATTGCGCTAGGTCTCTGGGGATCAAGAAACGGCTTCCTAAAGACAAACAGAACGATCCAAACACGCCAAACAATCTAAGTCGTAAGCGCTGGCGATGCAAAGGCGCTAAATCAGTCAGGTACGAATAATGGCTACTGTCGCTCAAGTCGCAAAAGCATCTTTACAGAGGATCTTGGTACAAGCATCTGAAGCTCCACTTGAGCCGGATGAGTATCAGGATTTTATCTTTGCTATGAATAACTATATGGCCCAACTAGACGCACAAGGAATCAGTTTGGGTTATACGCAGGTTTCTGATCTGGGAGATACTGTTACTATCCCAACAGGGGCTTTGCGAGGCTTGATTGCTAATATGGCGATTGAAGTCGCTCCAGATTACGGCGGCGTAGTTTCAGATGCTCTGGTACTCGCTGCGCGTCAGGGTTTGCAGACTATGCGAACAATTGGACAAATCATCAGGGTTAGCGCATTGCCGTCAACTCTCCCGATAGGCTCAGGAAATGAAGTTGGTTCGTGGGGGCTTAATGGTCATTTCTATCCAGATGCAGAGGCAGAGATATTGGCAGAAAGCACTGGAGCTATAGGTTTGGAGAACAACACAAATGGTTGATAGAGCGCAGGGCCGTAAGAAAAGCCAATTTGTCCAAAAGACGACTGTCGAGTCTGGTAGCTATCTTGATTACTTTGTAAACGGGACCAACTACAAGATCAGCTATTCTGATTTCGTATCTGGCCTTGGAGTAACAGGATCAATAGTACAGGACGGCGCTGTCACTGGCGCTGCCATCCTAGACACTCAAGGCACTGTAAATAATATCAGGAACATTGAAAACGGATCTGGCATCTCTGCTAGTGTCTCTCCTGAGAACGGTGTCATTATTTCTCATAACATAACAGCCGACTCCAATGGAGCGCCGCTGTTTTTGAATACAAGCGCTGATAGCCCAACTATCGCCAGCCTAGTCGCTGGGAATGGAATATCAATCACTTCAACTGATGCCTATGTGACAATTTCTCAGTCAGGTGTTGCTGAATATGCCACAGTCACAATGCAGGGCAATTCTACTCAGACTGTGATTGCAAGCACCGCTACCCCAGTTAAGGTTGCTGGTACATTTGTTGTTGGCGATGAGGCTGGATATACAGGAGACACTACTGGCCGTATTACTCATGGCGGTCATACTGGTCGGCACATTATCAATGCCATTGTAAGTATTTCTGTCGCTAGTGGTACTAATCATAGAATCTCAATGTACATTGCTAAGAACGGATCTGTGATTAACACTACAAAGACCACTGCAACAACTTCATCGGGTTTGTATAATAGCTTGGCTACATTCGCCGATATCTTATTAGACGACGGCGATTACGTTGAGATATTTGTCAGGAACGAATCGACCACAGATAATTTGATTGTACTGGATGCCATTATAGGGGCGCTGTAATGCCTGTAACGCAATTACCAATAGCAAATGGGTTCTATATCTCAGACTCGTTGCCTATCTCGGCGCAGGAATGCACTAATTGGTATCCGAACATTGTTCAGAGTGTTGGCCTATCTCAGGAGACTTTATTCGGCACTGAGGGGATGGTCGAGCTTGCATCATCTGGGCAGATTGAAAACATAAACCGTGGCGCTCACGATATGGCTGGCAAGCCATACTTTGTGAATGGAGAGCGGTTATACAGACTGGACGAATCTGGTGATGATTACGTCCTGACGTTTATTGGCGATATTGCTGGCACAGCCAGAGTATCAATGGCTGATAACGGCACTCAATTGATGGTCCTTGTACCTAATGGGAACGGATACATCTATAACCACGTTACA